CGAGTTCGTCAGCAGGTTGTGCGGCGCGTAGCTCACCCGGCCATTGCTGTCCGTCAGCGTGGCGTTGCTGGTGCGGGAGAAGGTGATGCGGGGGTCTAAGCGAGAAGCGGTGGTGAAGTCTAAGAAGATACCGTATGCACCGCCACCAGCAAGCGTATTGAAAGGAATGAAGCCAGTATCAGACACCTGCCATGCAGTAGTGGCAGCAGTGTCGACATAGACAGGAATATAGTCTACCCAAGCCTGTTTGCCAGTAGTGGTGACTAAGAAGTCACAGGCAATATAGCCGTTGGTGTTAAAAGAGTTAGCAACGTCTGAGCCAGTAGACTGAAACTTCACAGGGATGTAATCCGTCCATCGCTGAAGACCAGTAACACTGGACAGAGCGAATACAACCATCTGTGATTCTTTACTGGTACTGACTGACGATGGATAGGTTACAGGAATCATTACTTATCCTCTTTAGGAGGTCGTCCTCGACGCACCTCAGGTTGTTCTTTATCTTCTACAATTAGCTCATACCCGTCATGGGTCTTCATTGCATCATTGTCATGATCTTCGGTAAACTCAATTACGTTACCGGTAAGTTTACATTTCCACTTCATCAGTTACCTCCTAAGAGACTGATGATGCCCTCCGAAGAGGGCACCAAAGTTAACAATTAGAACGCAGGACGACCAATGACAACCTTCCAGGTGGAAGTAGCTAAATCAAGAGCCGTAGAAGCATTCAAGTTAGAGATACGAATAGTTAGCGTGTTAGCAGCAGACACATAAGCAAGCACTTCTGCATCAGCAGTAGGATTAACACCCGTGCCCACGCCAATAACCATGTCACCAAAAGCCACGCCAGGGATAGTGAACGTACCGGTATCTTCTGCACCAGCAGCAATCGAAGCCGGATCAACCGTCAACGTAGCTTGCCAGATTTCAGAGAAGACACCACGAAACTGTTCACCGCCTTGCTTGACACTGACGACGGTAGCGGTAGTAAAAGCCATAATTCCTCCTAAGTTATGAAGAAGCCCCCGTAGGGGCTCCTATGTCAATTAGGCCGGAACAGCGATAGCAAACGCACCCGTGGGCACATCGGCGTCATCGCCCTTACGGACAATCTGCACACCGTACAGCGTGTCAACCGTCAGCAGGTCACCCAGGTATTCTTGCTTGTACTGAGTCTGCGAACGCACACCCATCTGCTCAGCCAGCACCAGAGCTTCCTTCTGGAACAGCAGAGCGATACGAGCAGCGCCAGAGCCAGAGGTCGTGTCACAGTTAGGCGTCACGTAGACTTCCACGCCATAGACGTTGCCAATACGACCATTACGGATCGTGTTAGCAGCACCACCCTCACCAACGAAAGCCTGCTCAGTGTAGCGAGCAATACCCATCAGCGTGTTACGAGCAGACGGAGGAACGATCAGGAAGCGGTCTTCCATCGGCAGATCGTTATCGTCCAAACGCTGGATCATACGACGAATACCGGCATCGGTCAGAGCGGATTCGTTGTTAGAAGCAGCCACATAAGCGGTAGTACCATTACCACCAGCGTAAGCAGCAGCATACACGTTGGTGCCAGCACCGTTGTTAGCAGAACGACCTAATTGAATCAGGTCCTGATCAACCTGACGAGCCAGAGCGTAGCCAGCGTCATCAGTGTAGAATCGACGCAGCGAGGACAGAGCCTGCACCGACACGATGTCTTCGATCAAACGAGACACTTCGAAGTGCTTGTTGATGAGAACCTGCACGTTAGACTCAGTGTCTTGCTGGATCTTAACGGTAGCGTTAGCACCCTTGGCTTGAGCCACAGCACGGCTGGGCATCGGGATGTTGATCGTGTCGCCCTTCTTGCCCTTGTGGTTCATCTTGCGAACCAGATTTGCCATCACAAGATTCTTCTTGTAGGCAGCGATAACTTCATCACTCCAAACTTCTGGAATAAACGAAGCAGCGGTGGTAGTCGTTACGTTATTAGCACTACCGTAAGCGCCATTGGAAACAGCCATTTTAATACTCCTTGATTATTTACTTTACACGGCCTTCCGAATAAGCCCTCATAATTTCATCTTGAAGAGCATCATATCGGTCGGGATTTTCTAAACGTAGCCGGATAAGGTCGGCACGACGATACACTTTCTTTGAAGTTTCCCCTGTACCTGCTGTATTGACCATTGCAGTCTTCATCTGAGCATCCCGGGTTTGCTTAGCATTATCAGTTACCTGAGTCTGCTTTACACCACGAATCTGCTTAAAGGTACTGATAAGTTCATCAGCAGCAGTAAAATCATACTGACTGTCTGCCATAGCAAACATATTCAAACGAAGCGGAGAAGCCTTAACCCATTCAACGAAATCACCGTCACGCACGACATCAGCAAAATCAGGGTGCTTTTTAGCAAGCATTGCCTGCGTCTGAAGCTGCTTCATTTGTGCTGCTGCCTGCTTTGCAGCGAGGACATCAGGGTGGCTTGCTACAGCCTTTTGAACTGCCAGTTTTGGATCTTCAAAGAAATCCAGTTCAACTTCTGGTTCTTCTTTGGGTTGTGCTTGTGGCTTTTGAGCGAGTTGTTGTTTAAGCAGTTCATCCGCTAATCGACGTACTTCACCAACCTCTTGTGCCTGCTTACCAATGAGCTTCTCAGCCTCTTGGTGCATCTTCACAATGTCTTCAACACTTTTGCCCCGATATTTATCAGGAATGTTTACCGGTGGTTCGCTGATTTCTGGCTTTGCGGCCTGAGCAGCTTGAAGTTCTTCGACAGCAGAAATTTCACTGTCGTTACCCAGTTCGTCATTATCAACAATCATACCTAACCTTTCTCCTGCCTTGCGGTTCTAGGAGTATAAAAATGTCAGCTTAATCTGAGTCTTTCTCAGAGGCTAACTTAGTTGCTTGTTTGTGCTTTTCAGCACGGGTACGTATCCACTTAGCAGCAGCGCCGGGAAAAGACCCGGTAAAGCCTTCTAAGTTGATTCTAGGCGTAGAGATTAACCTTATAGATTGCTCAGTACACGCTGGGCACTGAATTTCTCTAATGCCACTCTCTACAAGTCTTTCTGTCAGATGCCCATTAGAGCATGCAAATTCAAAGATTTGTCTCATTCTGAAGTTCCTCAAATACCTTTTCACACATCTGTTTACGATTGACAATTAAGTCTAGGATGTCTAGTTGTCCCCTACGGAACCAGAGATCTTTCTCGTCTTTGATGTTTCCGATCTTAATAACTTCAGACTGCAGAGCCTTCATGTCTTCTACAAGGTCAATCCAACCTTGCGTTACAAACATTGAAAAGGCTTCTTCGTAATATCGTTCGAGGTTTTTGTCCATAAGGAAACCTTGTTGTTAAACAGTGTTGCATCATACCACAAAACGCTCTTGTTGTCAAGAGGTTTTACAGAAATTTTGCACCAAATTGTAAAATACTGAATAAAATAGCAGCAGATACCCAAACACCAATGCCTCGGTTAATCCATTGATCTACTTTCTTATCAGTTTTATGAATAATTGTGTCGTGTACTGCAAGTGCAGATTCGCATTTACCAATGCGTTCACCTTGAGATGATTGTCGTTCTTCTATAAGAATTAGACGTTGAATTGCATCAGTTAGTTTATCTACTTTAGTTTCTAACCGACGAAAGTCATCTTGTGAGACGGGATCAGACATTGATGTTCCTTAAGTGTAAATGGTGGGGTCTTTGTAAAGAACTTGCCATGAAGAACCATTCCAGTACTTCATAACAGCAGAGACGCCACCAAAAGGAACACCTCCGCCTGATTCAGTAGCAGCAAAAGAGCCTGTAACAGCAATAGATACAGAACCTATAGCAGCAAAAACATCTGCGCCTGTCTCAGTTAAGTTACCAGCGCCGGTGCTTAATAATTGTGCAACTCCAGCAAAAGAATCTGAAGAAGATTCAGAAGCTATCTTAGAACCAATGACAACTATAAGTCCACTGGCAGCAAAAGTGTCACTGCCTGCTTCAGTTACATTTAAAGATCCTGTAGGTGTTTCTTCTCCAATAGCTGAAAATGTATCAGATCCTGTTTCAGTTACTGATAAAGAACCAGAAGTGACTAGTGATCCAGCAGAACTGTAATTATCACTTCCTACTTCAGAAACTGATAGAGAACCGCTAGTAACTACTGATCCTGAAGAACTATAAGTATCCGCTCCTAATTCAGAGACTGCTAGAATACCAATAGTTCTAACAGATCCTGTAGAAGCTAAACTGTCAGCCGTTGTTTCAGAGACAGTTAAAGAACCACTGGTTACTACTGATCCAGAAGCCGCATAAGAATCTACAGTTGTTTCAGAAGCTACTAGAGTACCACTTATATCTACAGGAGCACTACCACCACCTTGAGCAAGTAGCAGTAACAGTGCCATTAGAACACCTCAAAAGTAATTTCAAATGATAAACTACCAACAGAAGCCACAGTACCTTGAACAAAACGAAGTCCTGTATTTTCTCGTACAATTAATTCAGCACCGCTTGAACGAATAAACTCAGCGCCTAATAAACCAGCAATACCTGAAGGTGCTGATGTTTCTTCAGTAAACAACCAACGCTGTGCTATCAATGCACCAGCAGTAGCTCCACCCGTAGGTGCAGAACGTGCTGTAATACTGGCAGACAATGCACTATCATTGGTATCTAGTTTACTTAAAGAAATAGCAGTTAAAGAAGTACTATCTGCAACTGCTGCTGTACCACCAGTACCTACTGCGGTTGTTCTAGTAAGATCAATCTCAACACCAAGTGTACCAACAACAGCAGTGTCGCTATCTACAAAACAGTTAGCAGAAAGTACGCGAAGTGATACACCGCTACCAGTAGCATTAAATAAATCTAAATGTACTTTACTTGCTCCAACTGCTTGAGAAGGACAAATAAGACGATACCTTGGAAGAGAACCTACTAAATGCCCATCAGGTAAAGAAAGCATCACTACCTGATATTCTTTAGAAGATGCTAAATGTGTTGCTACTGTTGCTCCTGTACCGGGAGTAACAGTAATAGAATCGTTAGCGAAAGTCATGCTGCGTGAGTAATAGAAGCAGAACTAATGGTAACAGTCTGACCAGAAGCAATGCTGGTGCTGTTCAGATTGATGTCGGAGCCAGAAGTACCAACACTCAAGCCAGTAACGATATCAGTACCACCAGAAGCAGTGCGAATACGTGCAGCAGCGGCAGTACCGGTAGCATCAGCAGAAGCATCAGACTTAGGGAATCCAGAGAACGTCAACACACCGCTTGCCACAGTGCCTGCGGTGGCATCCAAAGCAATCGTAGCAAGTACAGTAGCCATACCGGTGGTGCCAATTTCTAGAACACCAGTGGAACCAATTTGAGTAACCACAGCACTTAGTCGTGCATTCTTAACAGCAGTTGTATAAGTAACAGCCATGATTTATCCTTTAAGAAATATCGTACCAAATATCACCAACTTGAGGAGACACGGGTTCAGTAGCAGAAACAGTTGTTGTAGGGCCAGCGTATTGCTGAATTACTGAAACATTACCACCAGATTGTCCAACATTAATCTGACCAGCATCAATTTCAGAGCCATCAGACAGTTTTAATACCAAAGAGTTATCAAAGTCTACTTTAGCATCAACTACCGACACACCATCAGCACCAACTTTGCCTTCAGCGCCAGCGGGCCCTTCTTTTCCTTGACTCCCAGGAATTCCTTGCGGTCCTTGAGGCCCTACAGGGCCTTGTTTACCTTCTTTACCTTCCTTGCCAGGAACTCCTTGAGGGCCTTCTAGCTTCTTTATTGTTTCTGCTTGAGTGGTAAGCTCCTGTAACTGTTTTTTGAGCTTACCGATGTTCTCAGCCAGTATGAGGAGCTTATCTTCATCCATTATTCACCCAATGCTTTATTAAAACGCTCCGTTTCTTTGCGCTTTGTCTCCATTTGAGCTAAAGCAATACGTTCATTGCTATCAATGTCCTTTTCCCTTAAAGCAATATCAGCAAGTTTGACTCGACGTTCAAAATCCTTGCTTTCGTTGTCTTCATTAAGGTTATTAGACAATGCAGCAATGTATTTTGCTTGTGCAACTTGTGGTGCAATCTGAGCCTCCACAGTAGCCTTTTGAGCTTCGGCAGATTCTCTAGCAGCCTTGGCCTGCAATTCCTGTACTTGAGCCGCCAGAAGCTGCATTTGAGCCTGTTGCTGAGCCATTGCAGCCTGTTGAGCAGCAGGATCTGGTTGACTCATCTGTTGCAACGCAGCAATTAAGTCACCACGGTTGCTTAAACTACTATTTTCAAGGATACCCTTGAGAATCAGAGGAAGAACAGGCGTATCAGGCCCCAGAGTCTGCAACAAAGCAATCATTTGTTGCTGTTCAAACTCACGAGCAAGGATACCAAGCGTTGCCGTAGGCACAAACGTCATATCCACTGAAGGATAACGTTCCGGATCAAATTGCATGTACCTAAATACAGCCTTGTTGATGAACGGAATCATGAAATCTTCTTGGAAATTAGTCAAGGTTCGCTTATACTTCTTGATAATTCCTGCCATAGCCATCGACATACCACCGGCAGAAGCATCACGGGGTACGTTACTAGGCATACCAGCACTGTCAACGGTGCCAGTAGCTTGTAGAAGCATTCTCTCAAAGTTCTGAGCAGCCGCCACCGCATTACCGTCCGTCTGACCAAACTTAAACGGATAAAGAATTTCACTTGGAGCACCGTTAGTCAGGATAGCCTTACCGGGCTTGATCTCAAACTTGGCACCACGCGGCAATCGAGTAGCATCCATAGCAATCATAGGAGCCGTTGTAAGGGCCAGAGAGTCCATATGAGCCCGCAGTTGACCGTCAATGGCCTTCTGCATGTTGTAGGCCTTCTCAACAGTTCCACGACCCCAGAAGCGTCCAGGCACCGTATCATCCTGATAGGCTACAACAGGACGATCCTTCATCATGTATGGGCTTTCTTCAGCTTTCAGAAGAATACCATCGTTAGCAATAACAACAATAGCCTCAACTAAATTGCAATGCTCGTCTGCATCTGAACCTTCAGGGAACAACTCTTCGTATTCTTCTTCTTCAGGATACAGATATTCCTTTGGAACTAAGCCGTAGTACGTCAGTAGCTTGACCTTATCATCGTGATAGGTACGAAGTTCCTGCGTAGGCTCCAAGTCATCGTCAGAGTACACTGGTCCGATGTTAGCTTTCTTATAAATACCCTTCTCAATGTTCTCAACCACCTTGTGAATTGAGACATACTTTTCAATAGCTACACCCAAAGCATCATCAATGCTGTCTGCGTTAGGGTCGATGAGGAAGTTTTTGGGGTTTACAGGCTTGATCTTAACCGTAACACGCTCAGTCTCCGACACACCAATGGCTGCTGCTTGAACTCCAGGCATCGGTTGCGTAGCAGGAGTGTATTCAACTTCAGTACCGACAAGGATTTCACCGATGCCAGTACCGTAAATCTCAGCCATCAACTCAATTTGATCTACAGACTTCTTGATCTT